TTATTCAGATAACTCGTTATGAATCCCATTATGTTCTTCATAACACTGACCCACTGTGGGGTAGGTTTACAGAACATAGCGAATATAATTTCTAGGATAGCACCGATTGCTGTCACTACGACAACAGGAACCATATTAGAAATTAGCTTTAATATAGTATCAATCGCTTGCTGAATCAGTCTCGCTGCCAACTCCTTCAGGGGAGCAAGCATACCTGAAACTGCGTTAGTTACATAGTTGGTTAAATTAGATAATTGATTAAGTATTGCTTTACCTTCTACCACTCTGCCTGAAATAGCAGACATGAAATTACCTGTATCACTATCCTTTGCTAGACCACCTACCTGTACACCAATATCAGATAGCATCCTCTTCATGTCCAGTTGGAAACCTTTGTTTGCTGGACCTGTAGTACCATCAGCAATACCACCTGGCATTCCTGACAACTTGATAGGGTTAGTATATACGTTAGCAGGTGTATCTACTTCACCTTTAGAAACTGCACCTCTTGCTACTTCTTCACCACCTTCTGCAGATCCAGGTGTCTGACCCTGAACCTTAGCAAATGGGTGACCACCAAGTGCAAATTGATTATTGACTGCTTTCTGCTGAGGAGTATTAGTTGCTAGTTGGTTACCAATTTCAGGATCAGCAATAGTTGTACGTCCTAACTGGTTAGGTGTATCACGTTCACTACCACTTGGATCATCACTATTCCTTCTCTCAGCATGTTTAAAACTACGGAAAGCACCCATAACACAAGGTAACTGACCTTCTTCTCCATCCAAAAAGAAACCAAGAACATTAGAACCTACCTGCAATTCGGTAGTTGTACCTGCGTTCTTAGTCTGTGGTTTATCTGTGGGTAATAAGACAGTTGCCCAAGGTAATAGTTCCCTAGGTAGTTCTTGGGTGTGAGCTGAGTTACCATCCTTATCGGTTTTGTTACTCGTATACCATCCAAGCACACGAACTTTAACCCTTCCTAACTGAGAAGGATCCAGTATATCTTCTACTTCACCGACCCACCAATTAAATCCATCACGACCTGTAAAGTCAGTCTTAACTGCTACCATTATGTTAAATTTAGTTTCCTGCTGTTATTTAGCTTAGTAAAAGTAAAGAAACCTTCATGCTTCTCTTTACCCCAAGAAAATTTTCCTGTCTCTATATTATATCCAGTGTCCAATGACCTGTAGTTTTTACCATCAAACTCTACATGACTTTCCACTCGTGTATCCCTGACTATACACTCACCTTTTACTTCACCATACCATGTACCTTGGAAGAATCCCCACTGCATTTCACATCCCTTTTTATCAATCAAAAGGTTATGTGCTTTAGTGAAAACCGTATCAGGTGCATCATATGAAAAAGTTATATGGTAGTGTCTGTACGGGTCATCCTCCCCTGCATAGTTATACCACTGCTTGAGTTCTAATACGTTAGGTTTTATTTTGGTGTAGAGAATGTTTACCCATGGCCACTTAGTAGGGTTTGAGTATGCTTGTTTCTTATTCTCATAATGACCAATAATCAATTCATCGAACAAGGTTATACCATCCTGTAATAATCATCTTTTCTTCATTGGGTGCAGGGCATCCCTTATGAAAATGTGTCCAGTCACTTGGCCAGATCAATGTTAAACCCTTCTTGGGTTTTACCTTTGCTTGTTGTATATCAAATAATGTTTCTCCACCTTCTTCTACATCATTGAGATAGGTCATCCATGCCATAACACGAGTAACCGATTCTATGTCTGCATTGTTTCTCTCACAATGCATCTGTTTAAATCCTCCACCTTTAGGATACCACTGGATATTAAAATCACTTTGGAGATCCCAATGGATAGTTCTAAGCATTGGCCAGTAGTTTACATATTCTCTCGTAATCTCTGCTAGACCGTCTATGTAAGAACAAATTCTTTTATCCTTGATATATCGGGGTATAGTCATATCAATGGAGTCTTTGACCTCCTTATTGATTTGCTCTCCCATACCACCACAATGACCTGGTGTTTTCTCAAACAACGTTTCCATCGCAGGATCATTCCAAAAGTCCCACAATCCATCAATAATTTCAGGTTCCATCAACCCGCCCCCTATAAAGGAATAGGGAGCGTCAATATCAATATAGTCACCAATCATTTTTTAATTGTTAGTCGTCGTAAACTAAGCACTCAGGTTCGTCAGGATGTTGATCACAGAATAGTTCTAGACAGTTGGGATCATGGTGATCTCCTGCTTCGATCTCACTTCTATGATGCTCTACATATTCTTCTAGATCATGTAGTTCCTCTTTGATGTGCCTACGAGCTGCAGGGTTAGTAAGAGGATCATCAAGAATTTCTTTATCCTTAATGATGTGTTCTTCTATTGTATGCATAATTCGTACCTTATATAGTACACTACTATTTAGGTAAATTATAGCACAAAAACTAAGTATTGGGTACTGAATCCCGACATAACACCAGTTGTGTCTGCATTCCCTCTTTATTGTAACTATGTTTTAGTCCTTTTATGAGGTACTTACCACTATATCTTTCATCTCCTTCGACTGTATTAGTACCCTCGGTCTGTTTAGATGAAGGTATAACACATGTGATAACTCCTCCTGCGTACAATGCAGTATTACCTGGCACGGTAATAGTTAATGATAATGTATTCAGTAATGCCACTCTAGCAGATGCATAATTCATAACTGCGAGTATATCTTCTGGTGCATTATCAGCACCATTATTAGTTTGTTCAGGTGTCTGTTGTGTATATTTTGGAAGAACTTTAACCTTTATCCTAGTGGGATGATCTTCTTCATATAAAGCAATCTTTTTCTTATCATATGGAAATCCCTCCTCTAAGGTAGATGCCATCTGAAAAACTTTACCAAAGAAAGTAATAGCTGGTGGTAACTTGGTTCCTCCTGGTTTTGTCTGATTCTCTGCAGTATTGATTTGTTGATTGGTATTCTTCCAGTTCAGAAGATTGGCATTAATATCCATACTAAATGAACGATTTGATTCTCCACCTGAGTTAAAGAAATTAATCTGTGTTCGTGCATCTGCTAGGTAATCTGAGAACTCTCCTTCATTTACTGCAGTAATAGCATCCCCAACAATCTCTTTAGTATTATTGTATATCTCACCTAATCTATCAAATAGACCACTGCTAGTAGCAGATGTATTAGGTACAGCACTCTCAGAAAGAGCAGGAACTACAAGACCATAACTAATACTCTTATATAATCCTGATCTCATTTTATCCAAATGATTCATTCTTTCTGGATACACAATATTCTCAATACGATAAGCACTATCACCTGTAGTCTTACCTTCTACGTTAGCCTGCATATAAGTATAGGTCTCTATACTGTCCTGTTCACAGAGTTTATCAATACTATGGAAATTAAATCCAAATCTATTTTCATAGAAGAAAAACCCTGACTGAGATATCTTCTTACCACCTGTTCCACCTTTAGGTTCCTTTCTAACTACCTTATCAGTCAAATAACTGATGCAGTCAACAGGTCTCCAATTAGGTGATACAAAATTAATATTACTATGTGGTTCTATTGCTTCATCGTGCTTTATCTTTTGAGGTGCTTTAAGTTTATTAACTATGACATCCTTTACTACCTCTGGTTTCTGAGCATAAGGACCATACCCACCGAATGTTCTGTTTGCTTCGTTTAGATATACTTCTGGTGATGCACAATGGAGTATATACGCTTTCTTCCTTTCCATCTTAGATACTGATCCAATCTTATAGATCTGTAGATCATGATCTATAATTTCTCTTTCTGGATCTCTTGTTCCCCTGTTCTCAGGTTTAACAGCTGCGTAGGTCTCAAAGCATAACTTTAACATTTCATCGCCAAATAGATTATCACCAAACTGGATAGTATCTAACATGGTAATATCACAACGGATGAATGGTGAATCTATAGTTTCATACCACTGGAATTCAGCAATCATACCCGTAATGTCGTACTTATCATCATTCATAAGAATGTACGCATCATGTAATCTATATTCTTTAGCGGATTGTGTAGTTGACATTTAGAACATCTCAACGGGAGGGGTATTTGATTCTGCCATCATTCCATATCTAGTACGGAAATAATCATTAGCTGGTGGTTCATATTTATTGTCAATGAATATAGGTTTAGCAGGTTGCATGTCAGTTTTATTTTGACCACTACCTAGATTTATGGGTGCAAGATCACCGTTAGTTACATTTACTTCATTTCCTGCTTCTTCTTCCTCTTCCACCATACTATCAACATCTATGTAATCACCTGTACTCATTCCACCTGTATCCTGATGTGGAGTTGGTACTACACCACCCATATCTAAATGAACAGGTTGATTTGCTACTACACCACCCTGAGATTTTCCTCTTCTATTCCAAAGTCTTGCTACCTCTTCTGGAGGAATTCCTGCTTTGATCGCAATATTCTTAGGTGAATTTTTAGCTTTCTCATATAATCTATATGCTGCTGTACCTGGTATCTCTTTATTGAGGTCAAATGCTAAGTCTGACTTAAAGTTAGGATTATCTAGAGTCTGCTTCCTAATCCATGCCATTTTCTTAAGAAGTTGCTCTTTAACTTCTGCCTCTATTGCTTCATTAGCCTCTATCATATTCACACCTTCATTAAATGCCCATTCACTCATATTGGCAACAGTCTTACCAAAGTTAGGCATCTTACCGTCTCTATCCATCTCAATTCTCATATGAGTTCCAAAGAACTCAGGATCACTATCAATCAATTCATTATGCTGTTTCATAAACGCTATCAATGAAGGAGCAGCAGCTTCTACTAATTCTTTGGTGCTCATTTTACCTAGTTCAGGTGTAGGACCACCTGCTGCCATACCTTTAACCAGTCCACCACTACTAAAACTTGGTATAGCATACCCTTTATCTGCTGCTTCTTTCTGTCTTCTACCTGTCAGACCTGCATTTCCTCTTGTTGCAGGGGTGTCATATGGTACTACAAATGCACCACCACTCTTCTTTCTTGCAACATATTCTGTACCATGACCTATAAATGAGGTACTCTTTCCACCATCTAATGATACAGGATACCCTGTTTGAGGACCAGATATCCAACCACCCTTTGCCATCTTGGGTGGCTCGGGTGGCTCAACTTCACCACCAACAGCTTTCTGATTCTTGTTGGCTTTATTCATCATTTCGACGAAGTTGGTTCTACTCTCCTTTAGTGCTTCCTCAAAACCATCATCACCTTCTCTTAATTCTACACCCTCTTTTGTTTGTATCCTTGTATTCGAAGCATCATAATTTGCTCTCCATTCATCATAACTTTGTGGTTCAGTTTTTTGTTCATTGTTTTTATTATTTTTCTGCTCTTCTTTCTGCTCTTCTTCTTGCTCCTCTTCTTCATCCTTCGTCATTACCTTCTTTAATCCCCATGCTGCAAGCAATGCACCACCAATCATCAAAGCAGCTCTGGGTCTCATCATAATGAATCCCAATATACCCCTAAAGACACCCATCAGTCCTTTAAGCATTCCTTTTATTAATTTAAAGAGTTTACCCCCTTTAAACAATGACATCACTGCTTTTAGACCAAACTTAGCCATCTTAGCAGGTGCAAAAAAGACTGCTGCAGCAGTCAGGAACTTAATAATTCCAAATATACCCTTAAAACTTACGGGATTTGATATAAAATCTACAAGACCACCAAGTCCGAAATCAATTAACCATCCACCCAACGTGAACAGCCATTTTCCTATTCTAGCTATACCTGATATCAGTTTCTTTAGTTTCTTCTGGTTCTCAGGATTACCCATCCATTTGAGTAATGTGAAGGTAATTAACGTCTTAAAGGCATTACCTATGAATTTTGCTATACCTGAAAAGAATCCAAATGCATTAGAAACAGCAGTACCAACTACCTCTCCTGCAGTATAAGCGAGTCCTCCTCCCTTTTTCTTCCCTTTTCCTTCCTGCAGATTTTCTGCAGCTAAATCATCTTCTAGATCTTTTTGCCTTTCTAAATCCTCTGCTTCTTCTTTTCTCTGTGCAACTAACTTCTCTACTCCTGCTTCTCTTTGATCTGCTAAATCCTGTTGCTGTTGTATCTGCATTTGCATATTGTCAGCAAATGTCTTGTTCATCTTCTCCACAATAATAGCAATACTATTAGTAGTCGCACCTATACTATTGGTTGCTTTTATCAATGAGGTCATACCCTCACTAGCACCAGTAACTGTCTTACCACCAACTTGTATAGTAAGTCCACCCTTTATCTTGGGTGGTGTAACCATTTTGTATAGTCTTGCTTTTGCCATACTACTTCATCTTATTGGATAACAGAGGTGAAGACTGACCATAGACAACCGTTGGAGCAGGTGTCTGTACAGACTGACCAGGAATGTATATCTGTTGTCTTGCAACAATTATATTTGTTATAGTCTTTTTCTTGGGCTTTCTCCTAAAAGGTTTACCTATTTTACTAAGTATTCCACCAAGTTTATCTTTAGTATTTATGGCAAAATCTTCTATTTTCTCACCCATAGGTGAATCTAATAACGCTTGTATCCTTTTATTCTGTTCTATCCATGGAACTACTCCTCCCCTAGAGAAATCATACGGACTATCTTCATTATTCATGGATAAATCTTCACCAGTTGTTACCTCATTTTCTGATAGTGCATCTGAGTCACGAGCAGGTGCTTTAACACGACCACTCTCAAGAGCCCAGTTATTAGGATATTCTAAAATTAAATCTATATCACCCTCATATGCAGGGTTACCATCCCAATCATTATTTGATACACCTGCCTCAGTACGAGCTCTATACAGAGCATTAGATATACGATGACGTTCTCCAGACTGGAGTTCAGCAATTATTCCAGGTTCATTTCTTCGGATTACTGTTGTTTTAGTATTTGTTTTAGGAGTCTCGTCCTTTATCTCTTCTTTCTCTTCTTCTTCACCACCACCGAAAGGATCTCTTACAAGCATCCTACCATCATTCATTATAGGATCTGGTATCTTTGATAATCCAGTCTTAGCTAACCCTTGTAGTAATTTACTTGCTATAAAATCTCCAACCATGGCACCTGCCATACCAGTGATGAAACCAGGTGCACCACCGAACGGAGCACCAATCGCAAAACCTGCAGTATATCCCACAAGTCCACCTATTGCATTTACAATAGCGTTGATAGGAGATTCCTGAAATACAGTATAGTCAAGAAGACCCATAACAGCAGCAATAACTGCATCAACACCACCAATCTTTGCTGCTTTAGCTGCTTTAAGTCCTTCTCTTAGTTTTAAAATGTTTTTATTATTCTTCGCACCCTTTAATAATCCTTTTATTGCTTTTCCTGCTTTCTTGGGATCTTTAACCATCCCCATAATCTTTGCTACTGTCTTATTCTTCTTAACGAGATCATCCATTGATCCCTTAAGCATATTCTTAACTTTTTCTCCTAATAGTTTAGGATTCTTAGCAAGTTCTACAATATCACCAAGCTTCTTAGCCCAAGTTGCAGCTTTCTCTTTTATACCAGCTACTATACCATTTAATCTCTTACTAAATGATTTACCAAAGTCATCTGCCCATTGACCAAATTTTTGACCTTGTTTTCCAGCCCACTCTACACCCTCCGATACCAAGTTTTTAGTTTGAGAAATCTTCTTACCCGCAAAGTCTTTTAGTTTACCAAACCATCCCTTACCAGCTTGTCCTGCTTGTCCCAGACGATTTTTGATACCTTTCCAAAGACCTTTACCCTTTTTCCAAAGATTTTTACCAGTGTTTAGTGCATTCTTTCCAAAATTTTTGACATTCTGTATCGTTCTACCTACCTTTACCTGTAGTTTCCTACGCATGGTACGAACACGGTCACCAATATTCTTAAACCTTCTTCTGGGTTTAGGTGGTTTTGGTGGTTTATCTGGCATCTCCCCTTTAGTTAATGCCTTACCGATGTTTTTCATCGCTTTGACATCACTTAAAAGTTTCCATGGCATCATCATCCTAGATGCTAACCAGAAACTTGCCATTCCACCTATGATCTTAAAGACCCCAAACATTGCTTCGAATGCTTTCTCAAAGTTAGTTTGACCTGGATCTTTATCTCCGAATATATTACCAACACCCGTCAGAACATTATCCATGCCCCAACTGACTAACTTAAAGACCATCTTACCCATTGCTCCGAAGAATTTGAGCAACGTTTTTATAGTTTCATTTTGTTTTTTATCTCCCAGAAACTTAAAGAACTTATATGCAACAAATCCCTGTAATAGACTTCCTAAGAAACCTGCTATTGGTGCAAATGGTTTTAGAAACTCCTCCATCCAAGATAATTCCTTCTTAGGAGTCTGTTTCGCTTTCTTTACACCTTCTTCATTTGCTTCATCCTCATCTAGACCCTCTTGCTGCTCTTCTGCTTCTAAATCATCTTCTAAATCTTCTTCTTTCTTCTTTTCCTTTGCAGTAGCAGTCCTCATATCGAGTTTCTTATCGACCTCTTCATCCTGCTCTTTCTTTCTTTCTAAGAAATTATCAGAGAGAAACTCTTTCTGAAACTCCATCATATTAACGATATTTGCCAAGTTCTGACCAATACCAGTTAATGTACCGCCAAGTCTATTATAAGCTACAGTCTGAGCTCTAATCTGCTTCCCAAAGGGAGTAGTTCCTCTTTTGGGATTAATTGAGATAAACTTTCTTACTGCTGCGGTTGCCATTAGAGACTTACTCTGTTCTTATTCTGTGCTTGTTTTCTTTGCTGCTCAACCTCATTAATATGTGCAATTAGAAGGTTGACATAAATGTCTCTCTCCCAAGGCATCATATTTTCCAATTCAGTAAGACTATATTTGTGATGTTGCATCAATGCGAAATTAGTCTTGTACATGTTCTCAAGACTATCGTGCATCAATGCTACCCGAAAAAACTTGCAAGTCCCTCCAGTTTTAGCTCACTCTTTTTCTTAGTCTTAGGATTAAATACGGTAATCGTATGCTCAAGTTTAGGCATAGTCTCAAAGAAATCTTGGATCTTAGCAAATTGATCCTGATTCATATCACCAATGAAATCATGTGCTTCTTTCGCTGTGAAAGAGTCATAGATCTCTTCTCCCTGATATACTTTGTCAATACATGATGCAGATAAGTCAAAAACGTCTTCCATAGTAGGGTCGTTCTTCATATTACGATCAATAAACGCATTTAGAGACGGATATTTCATCTCAATCTTAATATCATCATCTATAGTAAGGATTCTTTTATGTTCCTTCGGTACTTGTACCTCAATTTCTTCCAAGTCAAGTTTGACCTCAACCTGTGTTTTTTTATCATCAGGGCATGTTACTTTAAATTCACTTGATTCACCGACTGCTTTAGCACGGATTCTCAAAAACAAATACTCAATCTCAAAGGTAGGCAGTTTATTAACATCCTTCACATCGGTACATGCTTTGAGGATAGTCTTAACTGCTTTTGCCATTTCTTTCTCATCTTGAGTTTCCATTGCTATGTAAAGCAATTTCTCCTCTTTCACAAGAAATGGTCTATAACTGACTTTTGTACCAGTAACAGGTAGTACGCAGTCATAGTCAGGCACTGCAAGTTTTGGTAAAGGCATAATTTAATATATTACGATATTTTTATTTAGACACCATATTTGGAGAACTCTCCACCAGTCGGTATTGTCGAAGCAGTCACGTTCTTAGGTTGTGCTGTAGTCTTGAGTCCATCAATGTTAACTGTGTCAAATCTATATCTTTCCATCTGAAACTGAATATTCAGTTCTAGGAGAGACCTAGCGTCATTATTTAGGGTGATTGTGCCTATGTTCTTTGGGAATACCCCAAAGCACTTATAGACAGCAGTCGCTTGATTCATTCTAAACTTGTAATCTACTCTATCGCTTCCTTCACCTTCTTGTTTGCTTAACCATGTATTAGATCCACTCTCCCACTTAACTATTTGCAACTGTGTTGTATATTGATCGTAAAGTCCTACTGTATTATCTGCATCAGAAGCACAGTTATGCATCCATTGCTCAAAAAATGCTCTATGTTGGTTATCTTTAGTTACCAAAAAAGTAATATCCAAATCAGTTGGTGACTGTCCACTAGCATAACTACGGTTCATTCCACCCACATGAACTTCTGTAGTTGCTACATTTCTCGATGGAACAGTAACACTGGTTGCAAATAAACTAATATTCTTTCTTATATTTCTACCATTAGCATCCGAAGACAACCATCCTGTAGATGCCTGACTGAGCTGATTAACAGGTCCCATAACTATAGGTATACTCATGACAATCTCAAACAGGTTATTGCGTGCGGGTTCCAAATGACCCATTGCAATAGCTTCCTGAAATGTCTGAAAATAATTCGGACTATAATTAATTTGATCAACTACAGTCGGTGTGTCTTCGAATGCCATTAAACTCTACTCCATATATGGCTGCTAGGAATATCCATCCACATTCCACCTCGCTTAATCCAGAATTTTTCTAGTGGCAAAGGGTTCCAATTAACAAATTCTTCCCTAGGTACTATTTTAGGGTTAGATACACTTGACATAAAGTATTTATGATAGCACTGCATAGGATATTGATATGCACCAGTTGCCCACATTTTACCTACTGACCTTCGGAAGTTTGGTCGTAGATAATGTAGATTACCACCTGTAAATTGTCCTTTAGTGGTATCTCTCTCCGTTATCTGCACCATAGGGTATCTGTCATACCATGGTAATGGAGGTGATGGTGTCTGTGGACTGTATGAGAAAAATATGATGTCACCAGTCCTAAAACCACCATCATAGTCCTGTAAACCATAAAGTAGCTGTGAACGGTACCAATCTCTACTCTTTGGTTGACCGCCCGCTAAATCTTTTACGTCGTTAAAAATACTCATACCCTGAGTTCGTTTTCGGTTAATACCAAGAAATTCATTCTACGATCCTTACAGTACTCATCTGCTGCTTTCCATTTTGCTTGGTTTACTGCAAACGTCTTAACCTCTGAAAGATAAGATCTAGTCACCTTAACCTTCTTATTGCGTTTCGGTTGCTGAGTCTGTGCATAAGGTTTAATTTCGATAATGTTTTTTGATAAGGTTCCGTTTCTGGTCTTTGCCTTAACATAAAAATCTGGGAAATACCGATGGAAACGGTTATCCACAGGACTCCTGTAAGGAATAATGATTTCTTCACTGCCCCACTCCAAAATGTTTTCATTCTTATCACACCATAGCATAAATTTCTTTTCCCACAAACTCCTATAAATAATGTTTGTAGGATCCCCTTTATATTTTTTGTAGTTTTGAGGTCTGAACTTCCCTGAGTAAGCCATGGCTGTAAGTAATCAAAGATATATGTACCCATTGGTTCCATCTAGGGCTCCTAACAATAGCGATCAAGATATTGGAGAGGGGCGTAGGTGGCCAGCAAAGAGTATTGATTATCTCAAATTAACCATTTATGATCCAGAAAAGACGAGTCCATATACATGGGTAGGTAGTACTGGTGATCAATATGGTACCTTTGGTGGTGGAACCGCCTCAGAAGCAGGTATACATGGTTCTATTTATCTACATATGCCACATTCTCTCAATGAGAACTATAATGTAAGATATAATAAGGCAACCTTAGGACCGTTTGGTGGTACTTTAGCATCAGCAATGCAAACAGCATCAGAGGGTGGTGACATGGAACAAATAACTAAAGCACTACAGGGAGGAGCAAATACAGGAGCAGGTCAGTTAATCTTTAACGCAATAGGAAGTGCTTTCAGTACTGCTAATCAAACAATGGGAACTGACGGTAGTGTTAATAGAGATCAACTTTTAGCATTAACTAAACAAAGAGTTTTTAACCCATACGAAGAGACAGTATTCGAAGGTACTAACTATCGTAGTCATAGCTTTGATTTTGACTTAGTACCAAGAAACGGTGCTGAAGTTAAAGAAATTAGAAACATTATCACACTACTAAGAGATTCCATGCTACCAGGTATGGATGGTGCTAGTAATCAATATCTAACTATTCCTAGGTTCTTTAAAATGTCTATGGTTAGATATCATCCACCCGTAAAAGGAAATATCAGTGGTGGAGAGGAGGCACTAGATCAACCTGCAGGTTTATCATATATTATGCAATTCCCTGTGAAAATGGTTCTTACTGCTATGGATGTTAACTTAACTCCTGGTGGATCTCATACAAGTCTTAGAGATATGAGTGCTAGTGCTAAAGATCAAAAGGTTGATCACGGTCCTGCTGCTTATAAGTTAAATCTCAGTTTTGAGGAAACTGCATTCATCACAAGGAATCTACTTGCAGGTGGTACTGGTTACAAAGAAAATTGGGATGGTATAGGAAAAGATACTTTGACCGAGAAGGAGATGTCCTTCTTGGCATTAGATACACCTGCAGAAGGTGGCGACAAAGATGGGGATGGGGGTAACAAATAATGGCATATTTCAGACACCTACCTAAGGTAAAAATTAGGATAAAAAGTCAAAGATCCAATAATGTCGAACCATGGGTCGTTGCTAGAAACATCTTCAGAAGAATTAAACTTGTAGATGACATACAAAGCACGGTTTTAGGTTTTCAGCAATATACCATTGGTAATGACGTAAAACCCTACCAAGTTGCTCAAGAGGTATATGGTAATTCTCAGTTTGATTGGATTATCATGCTATGCAACAATATAACCAACTGTTATAAAGAATGGCCAATGTCCGAGCATGAACTGTATGCATATATTATGAAGAAATATGGCAGTGCAGACGATGTTCACCATTATGAGACAAATGAGGTAAAAAACGATAAAGGCGAAATCGTCTTAAAAGCAGGATTAGAGGTAAATTCCGAATTTCGCTATTATAAGTCAGATGGCAGTATTGTCGCAAATATGACATATCCTGTTTCTAACTATGAATACGAAAAAAGCGAAAATGACAAAAAATCGCAGATTTGGTTATTAAAGCCAACTTTCGTAAATGACTTTAGATCAGAATATCACCGATTAGTCAAATATGCTCCAAATGACGAAGTTGGCGATGATGACGTTAAGATGACATGGAACGCAGTAGAGGAAATCTTTAATACACAGAAAGAGACATATACTACTCGTTACGGTGCAGTACCAACTATCGAATTTGCGTCCTCACAGGAATTGGTCAATAGAACCGTTACTATCGAAACTACAGAATCTGGTGCACAGGTCAGAACAGTAGATACTACAAATACTGGTACTAACTCTAGTGGAGTTACAGTAGGTACTACCGATTCATCATCAACTCAATCAGGTAGTCAGTACTAGGTATTAATACTTATATCGACCCTACAGACAAAAAAATACCCCGAATTTTTTATCGGGGTTTTTTAGTTTCTAAAGGCGAATAATATATCACCCTCCGTCTATATCACATCCAATGGTAGCACCAGTCACCACACCGAGTGGTATTGCCCACCATCTTCCGTCTCCTCTTGATAGTGCTGCACCTGCTGCACCACCTAAGATACCACCTGCAATCTTACCATCGGTACAATCATTGTTATCGTACTCTATAGTAGTCCGTCTTGTGTACCCTGAGTCATTCTTACATGGTACTTCGACTTGTTCATGCCATGATCTAATAAATCCTGGTTGATCTGCTGTACCAGGTGTATACTCTTCACGATATTCCTCTCGGAAACACGTTCTATCGACACTGTGTCCACCTTGAGAACTATCAGGTCCTCTGTGAGGTGCAGGTCGTTGTGAATAATCTGTCCAAGTATGGGGTCTCTGAGAGTCCCAGATACGACCAGTTGATGCGTCGTAATAGGACTCTGCTGAGACTGCCACAGGACTAGCAAATAAAAGTGCTGCTAGTGCTAGTTTCATTAATCCTCCTCTGCTAATCGAGAGAAATATGCGAGGTCTGGATCCTCGTCTGTCTTTAATGATTCTACCGCAGATCCAAACCCTTTGCTAGGGGTTGTGGTCTCTTCTGCAACTGTCACAGGAAGTTCTAGTTCTTCCTCCTCTACACGAGATTGTACTCTCGCTTTTCCTTTACCAAGAACAAGGTTGAGACGCTTCTCAAGATCCTCATAGGACTTAAAGTTCTTAGGACTTGTGAACTCTACCAAGGAATATTCTTGGTTGTAAATCTCTTCCAGTTTACTATCTTCATAGTCACCTAATGTTGATGGGGAAGCGAACTCGGAACGATCATAGTTCCAGTATCCATCTTGCTTAACAATCTTAAGTTTAAAGTCAGCACCCTTCCAGAAATCGAATGGGTTGATGGGTTCTTCATCCTCAAACTGAGGTTTCATTGCTTCTACCAACTTGTCATGGATCTTCTTACCATACTTGTACAAGAAGACACG